CGGGCCGCGTCCCCGCAGTCGCGGCAACGGTGCAACAACGTAGGCGTGGCGCGGCTTTGCGTGTCCGCGCTCCCGGCAACCGTGCCGGCAACCGCGCCGCGTGCCGGCAACGGCGCCCTGGTCGCGCGCACGCGCGCAGGGGGATCACTCCTCGAACCTCGAAAAAAACTGGAAGAGGGCCTTGCTCATGGCTGACCTGGCCCTGCCTGAAACCGAAGGCTTCCGTGCATTCGCCGATCGCCTGGGGACCAAGCCCAGCTACGTGACCGAGCTGCGCAAGGCTGGCCGCCTGGTGCTAACCGACGATGGTCGAGCCGTGCGCGTGTCCGCCTCCCTCGAGCGGATCCAGGCCACCCGCAATCCCGCGCATGAAGGCGTCAGGGCGCGCCACGCGGCCGCCCGCGAAGCCACGCCGGCCGAGACACCGCAGGCGCCCCCGGACGAAGCCCTAGGCGCCCCTCTGGCGTCTACTGGTGGATCCAGCGATCCCGACGACCTGCCCTTCAACTCTCCGCACCAGATGCGCCGCGCCAAGGCCCTGGCCGACAAGGAAGAGGCGCTGGCCCGCAGAGCCCTGCGCGAGGAACAAGTCGAAATGGGCCAACTGCTGGTTCTGGAGGAAGTTGTGAAGGTGGTGGTCGACGCCGGGATGACTTTGCGGCGCCGGCTGGAACTGCTGCCCGACACGCTGGCATCGCGCGTGACCGCGATGGACGACGAAAGCCAAGCGCGGATGCTGATGCGCGACGAAATCGAACAGGCGCTCGAAGAGCTGGATCGCAAGCTGCGGGTCTTCGGCAAGGGCACCCAATGAACCTGTTGACCGACGACCCGACCGATATCGCCGAGCGCCTCGCTGCACGCATCGCGCACCGCGGCGCCAGCTACGTCTATGCCAAACCCTCGGGTCAGGTGGCCACGTACCTGGTCAACGACGTGCGCAACATCGCGTTGCCAGCGCGCTGGCTGGTAGGCACTTACCGATCCCCCGCGAACGCCGGGCACCTGCTGCAGGACCTGCTGGCGCGCCGCGCTGAGATCCAGCCATGACCGCACGCCCTCTTCAGCAGCGGGCCGGCGGCGGATGCACGTCTGACCCTGCGTTGTGCGAGACGGTGCCATGAGCACTTCGATCGCTCCTGCCTATGGCGCGTACGCCAGCGCCTCGCACGAAATCGGCAAGGCGCTCGCGCGCGCGATAGCGCCGCGCAAGCCGATGCGCGTCAGCGAGTGGGCCACGCGTCACCGCCGCCTGTCGCAGAAGGGCAGCGCTATCCCTGGTGAATGGCGCAACGAGCGCAACCCATTGCTCGTCGAGATCATGGATTGCTTCAGTGCGCGCAGTCCGATACACGACGTGGCGGCCATGCTGCCGATCCAGTTCGGCAAGTCGGAGATGGAAGCCAACATCCTCGGCTACAGCATGTGCGAGAACCCGCAGCCGATCATGGTCGTGCTGCCGGGCGAAGTGTCGATGAACAAGTGGATCGACCAGAAGCTCAACCCTCTGATCGAGGAAACCGCCGCCATCCAGGCGGTACTGACCAGCACCAACAGCCGCGAGTCGTCCAACCGGCGATCATTCAAGGACTTCCAGGGTGGCCAGCTCTACTTCGAGCATGCGGGCAACCCCGTCCGCCTGAAATCCACCTCGGCCGGCCTCCTGCTGTGCGACGAGTACTCCAGCTTCGCCAACCAGCTCAAGTCGGGGGATGACCCAGGCGAGATGCTGGATGGCCGCACATCAGCCTTCCCCTCTACCTATAAGCGCTTCAAGGTCGGCACTCCCGAAATCGAAGGCCTGTGCCGCATCTCCGAGTTGTACGCGGTCTCCGACAAGCGCCGCTGGCACTGGCCCTGCCCTGACTGTGGGCACGAGCAGCCCTTCGAGTGGGCAGGTCTGCAATGGACGCCCGACGCCCGCCGCTGCTGGTACGTGTGCCGCGAGTGTGGCGTGGTCATCGAGGAGCACCAGAAACCCCAGCTCATCGCCGCCGGCCGCTGGATCCCGGAGAACCCCGGTGCCCGCATCCGCGGCTACCACGCCAACGCCTTGTACTACCCGATGGGGTTGGGCCCGCGCTGGCTGGATCTGGTGCACATGTGGCTGGCCGCGCAGAACGACCCGGCCAAGCTCAAGACCTTCGTCAACGATCGCCTGGCCGAGCCCTGGCGCGACAAGACCGCCGCAAAGGCCGCGCCGAACGTCATCAAGGACCGACGCGAGCCTTACCGCCTGCGCGTCGCGCCGCTGGGCGTGCTGGCCGTCACCGCCGGCGTCGACACCCAGGACGATCGCCTGGCCGTGCAGATCATCGGCTGGGGCCGCGGCATGGTCGCCTGGGTGCTGGACTACATCGAGCTGTCCGGCGACCCGGGCGAAGACGACGTGTGGGCACGCCTGACCGACCTGCTCAACCGGCCCATCCCGCACGCGCGCGGGGGCTTCGTCCAGGTCGAGGCCACTGCCATCGACGCCGGTGGCCACCGCACCGAGTCGGTCAAGCACTTCTGCCGCCAGCGCCGGATCCGCCGCGCGACCTGCATCTTCGGCGCCCGGCCCAACAACGCGCCCATCCTCAGCCGGCCCAAGCTGGAGGACGTCAACTACAAGGGCAAGCTGGACAAGAAGGGCGTCAACATCCACCACGTCGGCACCGTGGCCGTGAAGCAGTGGCTGTTCCAGCGCCTGGCCGCCGATGCCGACAAGCCGGTGGACGCGCGGCTGGTCCATATCACCGAGGACCTGGACGACTTCTACATCGATGGCCTGGTCAGCGAGCGCTACAACCCGCGCACCAATCGCTACGACAAGGTGCGCGGCGGCGTGCGCAATGAGCCGCTGGACACGTTCGTTTACGCCTACGCCGTCACCCACCACCAGGATCTGCGCCTGCACCGCGCCAGCGCGGCGGACTGGGATGCGCGCGAGCAGCGGATCATCGACCTGGCCCGCAGCGAATGGGATCGGGTGGATTCCCGTGAAACACGCAGGCGCGTCGAGCCTGCGCCGCAGCCGGTTTCGGATTCCCGTGAAACCGCCGCCGTCGCGGTGGCGCTGGCGCGCGTCTTGTCGCCGCCAATGCACACGCGCGCCGCCCTGGACGCGATTGTCACCCGCCTGGAGCGCGACGCCATGGCGCCTGTGGCAGCGCCTGACCGCGATGCCTGGGCGGGCGCCACCGGCGGCACCGCCGAAGAGGTCACCGCACTCGCGGCCCTCGTCAAGCGCCTGATCGACGACCAGACCCCCATCGGCGCCCTGCTCCCGCAGGACGTCGCCGCGCCGGCCCGCGCCGTGCTGCGCGGCCCCGCCCCGACTACCACCCCGCCCCCGCGCCGCTTCGTCCGCGGCACCCGCAATTCCGGCCTGCGTTAGGAGAGACCACCATGCCCGACCCACATTCCCTTAAGAAGCTCCTACAGGCCTGGGCGACTGCCTACGGCGGCGAGCAGTTCGCCCGCTTCGGCTACGCCGCCGATGACCGCTTGGCCGGTGCTGCGCTGACAACGGGCGATGCCGAGGTCGATCGTATCGAGCAGATCGTCCAGCGCCTCGAGCGCGTCGGTCGCTGGAAGGAAGCACGTGTGCTGCGTGCGGAGTTCTTCCTGCCTGACCTGCCGGAGAACGATCGCCTGCAACGGCTCAAGCGCATCGGCCTGACCATCAGCCGGGCCGGCTACTACATCTACCTCAACGCCGCCTGCGCCTACGTCGAAGGCGCACTAGGAGAACAGCCGTGAGCACCCACCCCAGCGACACCCTCGCCGCACTGCAGTGGGCCATCGAGCAGGCACGCAAGGCCCCTGCCGACGATCACCTGGTTCACCTCGTCTATCTGCCTGCGCTACGCGAAGCGCATGCCATGCAGCAGCGCGAGGCCCGCGGCCATGGTTGAAGTTGCAGACGTCAACCCAACTGCGCACCTCACCTTCAACCGACTGGCTCGAGACCTCGGCGCGATGCGCTATCGCTACGGCAGTGAGATCCAGTTGCATGATGTGCTAGCCACAGTGCTGACAGAGGCCGGCTTCAAATTTGAGCGCGAATACCGGCTGGACGCACACAACCGCGCGGACTTCTGGCTAGACGGCGTCGTCATCGAGATCAAGGTCGATGGGTCTGCCGGCGCTGCGCTGCGCCAGGTCGACCGCTACATCAGCCTGCCACAGGTCCAAGGCGTCATCCTGGCCGCAACGCCAGTCTGGGCAGGCATCCCGCTGCAGCAGCGTCCGGCATGGGAAGGCAAGCCGTTCGCCATGGTGCGTCTGCAGAGGCTGGCGCTATGAACTATGGCCGCATCGAGCATTCCAGAGGAACCTGGTTCGTCTGGTGTGAACCGCAGGTCCGTGCGCGGCTGAAGCGCGTTTTCCCACGTGCTCCCCAGCACGCGTCCGACCGCATCCCACTGAAAGCGTCGCCGGAGAACAGCCGCGAACTGAAGTGGTTCCTCGATCGCTATCCGATGGAGCTTACGGATGAGTCTGCGTCCCTTCTGGACCACCTCGCATCCGAGCACGTCCGCATGGAAGTCGACCTGCAGGAGCTGGCTGCGGGTCGGCGAGAGATTCCGCCCTTCGCCTTGGCCAAGCCGCCGCGCGACTACCAGCGCGTGGCCGCCGCCCAGACATCGATCCGCGGCGGACTGCTTGTGGCAGATGATTTGGGCCTTGGCAAGACGGTCACGGGCATGTGCCCCATGGCCGAGCCCGGCAACTTGCCAGCCGTCGTGGTGTACCCAGCCGCGCTGCCCAACCACTGGCCTGAGAAGCTGGCCGAGTTCGCGCCGAACCTGCGCGTCCACCGCATCCGCAAGGGCAAGCCCTACCCATTGACCCGACAGCCGCGACAGCGCCTGCCAGACTTGTGGGACGCCTTGCCTGACGTGATCTTGGTTAGCTATCACATGCTGCGCGGCTGGGCGGAAACGCTGGCCGAGTTTGCACGATACGTGGTGTTCGAGGAATGCCAGCAGCTGCGAACCCCCGGCACGGATCTCTACCTGGCAGCCGAATACCTCGCCCACCGCGTGCCCCTACGCATGGGCCTGACGGCCACGCCGATCTACAACTACGGCACCGAGTTTTTCCATGTCGTCAACGCGCTGCTACCGGACTGCCTCGGTGGCTACGATGAGTTCGTGCGCGAGTGGTGCATCAGTGCGCCCGGAGAGAAGTCCCGGCTCAAGGATGCGGAGCAGTTCGGCGCCTATCTGCGGCGCGAGGGCATCATGCTGCGCCGCACCCGCAAAGACGTCGGTCGCGAGCTGCCTGAGCTATCCAAGATCCCACACGAAATCGAGGCCGACGAGCAGGCGCTCGCCAGCATCGCCGGCGACGCCGCAGGGTTGGCGCGCGTGATCCTGTCAGCCAACGAGCGCTGGCGCGGCGAGAAGATGCAGGCTGGTGGCGAGTTCGATCGGCTGGTCCGTCAGGCCACGGGCCTGGCCAAGGCGCCCTATGTGGCCGAGTTCGTGCGCCTATTGATCGAGAGCGGCCAGCAGGTGCTCCTGTTCGGCTGGCACCGCGACGTCTACGCGATCTGGCAGGAGAAGCTCGCTGCCTTCAATCCGGTGATGTACACCGGCAGCGAATCACCCGCCCAGAAGCAGGCGGCCAAGGCGGCCTTCATCACGGGCGATTCGAAAGTCATGCTGATCAGCCTGCGTGCGGGCGCGGGCATCGACGGCCTGCAGCACGTGTGCAGCACCGTTGTCTTTGGCGAGCTGGACTGGAGTCCTGGCGTGCACGAGCAGTGCATCGGCCGCGTCCACCGCGACGGCCAGATGGAGCCGGTAATGGCCTATTTCCTGATCAGCGACACCGGCAGCGATCCCATCGTCTCCGACGTGCTCGGCGTCAAGCGAGAGCAGATCGAAGGCGTGCGCAACCCAGGCGAGCATTTGGTCGAGCGTATCGACAACGGCGAGAACCAATTGCGCCGCCTTGCACAGCAGTTCCTGGCCGTGCATGGACATGCCGTCCCGAACCCGAGCGAGCTCCAAGCTCAGCTGCCAACCGAGGAGGCAACGCCATTATGACAGCGCAGAAATACCGCCCAAGCAACGGCACTGAAGGGGAAGGCTTCATCTGCGAGTTCTGCGGCAATTGCGCGCGCAGCGACCACGCCCAACCGGACGGTGACGACGACAGCCTGTTCGGCTGCGAGATCACAGGGCGCACCATGCTCTACGACGTCGAGGATCCCGAGTACCCCGCGGAGTGGATTTGGGACGGCCTGGAGCCGCGCTGCACGGCCTACGTCCAGCTCGGCGAGCCGCTCGCCACCGAGCGCTGCAGGCACACTGCCGACATGTTCGGTGGAGGCGACACGACGTGAAAGTCTGCACCCGCTGCGGCAGCTACAAGCCCGACCGCATGTACTACACCATCGGGCCGACCAGGCGCATGAGCGAATGCATCGCCTGCAATCTACAGCGCAAGCGCGAGGCGCATGTGCCACGCCCGCGGCTCAATCTACGCCTGGGCCGCGATAGTGCTGGCCGCTTCGCGAGGGCGCCATGACCTTGTTGCCCACCCCGCCAGGCGCGGTGGTCTGGCGCTTCGTCTGGCCCGACGGCCGCGCCTCGCGCTGGCGCGACGTTCCCGCGCGCAAGCCCCGCCCCAGTGATGGCGGCGCCACCGTGCAGTTCGCCTACGACGCCCCGCCCTTCAACGCCCCTTCCGAGATACCCTCATGTGCCAGCAGCGCCCAGCCTGCCTGTTCCACAGCGCCATCAACGAGCTGTTCTTCCCCTGCGTCATCTACGACGATCGCAAAGAAGTAGAGCGGATTCTCGCGTTGCGTGGATGGCCTCTATGTAGACGGTTACTGTTTGTCCAGTCGTTGCGTTGGCTAGCACCGCGTCTC